CTGCGTGGCTGGTCACGATCCAGCGGCTTCTCCCGTCCAAGGGGAGTACTCTTCCAACTGAGTTACACGCAGACAGTTCATACAACTGTTACATATTCATTATTTACAATATAGTGAGCATGTCCCTTTCCAGACAATCCAAATTTATCTGAAAGTTCTTGATATGTAAATCCCTGAAGCCTCTTAAGTCTAATTAATTCAACTTCGTTATCTGTCAATATTCTTACATGAGTAGATGCTTTTATTGCTGCCTTAACTCGAACACTCTTTGGCTTATCTTTCATGTTTTCAGAATGAGTGCCTATTTTTATATTATCACGTGAATTATCTAAGCTATCAGAATTAAAATGCCTAACCTCTATCTCACTATTAAAAATATCATCACCGAACTTTTGGTATGCAACAAGTCTATGTACTCGTACTGTCGTGCGATTACCATCATAGTCTCTTATGCTGAAATAGTAATATTGTAAACTATCTTTTCCACCCTTCATAAGACTTAGGATCTTTCCAGAAAATGGACTAATTACATTTCCATTTATATCAACCCTATATCCTTTTTTATTCGCAACCAATAAATCTTTATTGCATTTACTCATGCCCATAATTATAGCCTGTTACTAATTAAACGTCAAGAGATTTCTTTAATTTTTCCAATAAAATCTGATGTTGATTGTATTTCTTCAATGTCATCAACATAAACAACTTCTCTACAAAACTCTTTACCAAGTATTTTTACATCTGCATTGTCTTTTGAAAAGTCCTGGTTTTTAAATATAAACCATGGTCTGAATAGCTTTACCATTCTCTCAAAATCTTCTATCTCATGCATTGAAAATACTGCATCAACATGTCTTGAGTGTTCAACCATTGCCATTCTGTGAGTCTCATTAAAAACTGGTCTATCACCTCCTTTACACTTTTTAACAAGATAATCGTCATCAACTCCAACAATCAAAATGTCACAATGTTTTTTACATCTTTCCCAATATCTTAGGTGATAATAATGTGTTAGATCATAGCATCCACTTGTAATACCGACTTTTAATTGTTTTTCGTCTGCATAAAATGCTAATGCATTTATTGACAAAGATTGCGTAAAGTCTAAGAACATGTTACCTCCTTAAATTAAACGGAAGAAGGTGTGGGATTCGAACCCACGGATCTGACTATTAATCAGATCGCTAGCTTTCAAAACTAGTGCGATAATCCATCTCCGCCAACCTTCCTGGTATCCTGCTCTTGATTAGAGAGCAGGACTTAAAGCAATTAGTCTTCGTTCCAGAAGTTTTTGTCATCTTCAGGAGCAGCTTCTGAAGTACTTTCTGTAGCGGATTTAGCCTCTGCTGCTTTTGCGTCTGCTACAATCTTTGCCTTAGCTTCGGCATCTGCTTTTGCCTTTTCTTCTGCAACTTTAGCATCAGCAGCTTTGATTTTTGCTTCAGCCTCTGCTTGTGCATCTTCTGCACTTGTATCATTTACTGCATCACTTGCAGTATCATTTTCAAATGGATCTGGATCACCAGACGCATTAGCCTTTGACTCATTAAATGGATCTGTGCTATCAACTGCTCCTTCTTGTGCCACGGTTCCACGATTATCAGTCACATGAAGTCTTTTTTCTGCCTTTTCTTTTTGAGTAGCAGGTTTTTTCCCAATTACTTCTGATCCGGTTTTATTTGTCTCAACATCAAAGAAGCGATCAATAAGAGTCTTGCTTTGCTCTTTGTTTTTGTACATTGAAAGTTCAATATTAACAAGAATTCCAACTTTTCGACCAACAAGTTGAGGATATGTAGTACCGTCTTTTCCTTCAACGGCATCAACTGTTCGCAGCCTTACACATGGCAAAAGACCAGTTTGAATCTTATTGATTGAAAATTGTACAGGCTTACCTTTTTTTCCAATAAACCAAAATACGTCCTGAACCATTCCCTGCTCTGTTTCGATCTCAAGCTTAAGACCCCTTGATTTAGAAGGCTCCTTTCCTTTTACAATCACAGCAGAACGAATAGTTCCAATGTATGCCCCAAAGTCCTTAACGTAATTGCCAAAAATTTTGTCAGCTTCAACTGCTTCTTCTACGGTTCCAAGTGCAAAAATCATTCCTACTTCTGTCATAATTACTTCTCCTTAAATTATTATTTAGTTATTGTAACTACATGCTAAAACGAACACTCATTAAACATTATTTCCGTGCAAAAGTCAAATGCTATTTGTAATATTCGTTGATTACTTTGAATGCTGCATTAATATCATTGTCGATATACGTATCTGAAAACATCTCAAGTGGGCTTTTCGCAGAAATCTTTTCTCCAGGGATTTGATTCGTTGCAAACTTATACGATACTCCACTAGGTGAATCTATGTCATCGATAACTGAACTTCTGAAAACTATAGAAAAATGGCTTTCTAATTTACCCTTGAGAGAACCCTGAACTGACGCAACACTGTGATTAACTCCCCTATGGTCTTGAACCTGATCTTCAAGCGCAGTAAAAATATAGTGTTTTTTTGATGCCTTTGCCATATCAACTACGCTGATCAGAAAATCGCGGTAATTTTGCCACCCCTCAAAACCTTCCGTACCGACCACCATTTCTTTATATACAATTCCAGAAGCAAGCATGCTAATACTATCAATTACTACAATTTTTACCGTGTTGTCTTTTTCTACAGCTTTCATTGCAGATACAAGTTGAGCAGTAGATGTCACATCTGCATATTTATTAAAATTCTTTTTCCTAAATGGAAGCGGTTTTCTTTCTGCATTTAGGTAGCATACTACCTTCTCTGGTAAATTGCGCATACTGGTAGACTTTCCACTTGAGCTAGCTCCCACAACCATTACTGGTATTCCTACTGCCATATTAATTATCCTTTTTTATTTCTGTCAGAAACTCGTTAATGATTTCTTCTAGTTGTTTTATTTTATTGTATTTTATTCTCAATAGCGGAATTCCATTTGCAAAGCAATAGAAGTTTTTTATTGAGTCATTTCTTTTTAGTTTATTAAATGACTTAGCTCCTCCAAAGAAATCAAGAGGCTCGAAGTGCTGCTTCCCATCAAACTCTATTAACCCAATCAGTCTTGACTTGTTAAATATTGCAAAGTCAAATGGTAATTTTAGCTTATTTTTACATCCATCAATTCTAAATTCATTTTTGAATCTGACTCCTGACTTTAATAAAAATTTTTCAATTTTATCCTCACCAATAGAAAATCTTTTGCATTTCTTGCACCTCCTTCCTTTCTTAAAGTTATTTAAGTTTGTATATGATGCATTTCCACATTCACAAATATACTTAAATTTTGTTTTAGAGTTAACATGTCCATCTCCTAGATATACGCATCCTCTATCTTTTAGATATTTCGATACATATTCTGTAGAGAATCTACGAGAACTACTTCCCCTTTCAACCGAGCAAGACTTGCATCTATGACCACTAGCAAAACGATTAAAACTGGTAAACGATGTTTCTCCACATGAGCAAGTATATTCAAGAGCGCTGTGTGACTCATCATAACTATCAGAAATTAATATACATCCTTCGTTTTCGAACTTGCTTTTTACATATTCATATGTAAGCCTCTGTTTATCTCCAGCACCTCTGTAGCTACAATTTCTACATTGATGCTTGTTTTTGAATATATTGTATGACGTAACTGACTTATTTCCACATCTGCAGATAAATTCAAGTTTTGAGTTTACTCCTCTATATGCTGTTGATAATAATATACATCCATACTCTTCAAACACAGACTTTATGTAAGAGTACGAATGCGAAAAATTAGCAAAAAACTTCTTTTTTCTACAATCTTGGCATAGTCCAGTTCCTCTTGTAAATACATGAAAAAGAATACTAAATTCTTTGCCACAAGAGCATATACACCTTAGCTTACTCTTCACGTTTACGAATTTACCAATTAGTCTACATCCTTTTGACTCAAATATCTTTTCTACGTGCTCTTGTTTTAACATAAATATATCGTTTATATCACCCAACAATAGAAATCTTAGTTACTTTGCTCCCTTTCTTCCTATATTTCTCTATGCTTTCATCCTCCGTCATTTTTTGTATCCCTTTGATGGACTTATAGTCAATACTGCCTTTTCTTACAGACGTAGAAACTTTTACGCCAGAACTAAGTATTGTATTTCCATCACTCAAGCCAACAAGCTTCTTCTTGATAAAATCAAGTCTTGCCTTAATAGCAACCATTTTTGGATTCAAGTTTCTAAACTCTTCGCATAGTGCCTTAATCTCAGGCGTTTCGCCTACACTTGCCGAACTAACTTCACTCATACTACACTCCATTTGTTAAGTTTATATTACAATCTAAGTAATAAACATATTCCACCATCCAAAGGATCGCTATTAGATATTTCATCATCAAGCTCTTCCCTTGTGCATACTTTTCCGATAGCAGTTCCAAAATCAAGTCCACCGCCTAGATAAATAAATTGAGAAGATGATTTTACACAATATTTAAAAGTCCAAGCCGTTCCTTCATCAATATCTTCAACTGGTAAGCTAAATATATCGCCAACAACTAATGGATTACCATTATTGTCTTTTAGATCAATCTCTTTCACGTATGCTCTCCAATTATTGAATTTATATCATAAGTTAATATAACATGATATTTAAAAATATACAACTATTATCTCAAATAAAATGTATAATTTGCACAAATTCCATCTTCTTTGTCTATTATATAACTTTCTGATGATCTAATTGACTGATATCCTTTTGTTTTATGCCAATGATCTGATGATGTTAGTGATCCAACTCTTCTAATAGTTATTCCTGGTTTCTCTTCAATTGTTTTGTGGTGCAAATGACCAATAAACATGTCCTTATATTTTGCATTCAATGGAATATGTTGAGCTTCGGTACACATTATGCCTAGATAATCAACATTTGCTTTTGTATCTCCATGACCAAATCCAAAAATTGAATTTCCAAATGATTCATATTTTCTTATTGAGTGAGAGTCATCAATTATTACAGAGCTTGAATTCTTATACCAAGCCTCTAAGAACATACCCATTGCAAATGATCTCATTAGATCATGGTTTCCATTGCAAACTATAACTTTAACGGGAGCAACCTCTGCACACACATCTATAACATTTATCATAAGCTCACATCCCTTTCTGAATGTGTTCTTCCATGATGATGTTTCCTCCTGATATGTTCCAGCGGTTGTTGTATTTGTAGACGTATCTACATTAAAAAAGTCACCAAGCAATGGAATGATAATTTTTTCTACGCTATCATCAATTGATTTTAAGTGAAAATCAACAGATTTAATTAGATTTTCTTTTGAAATCTCTAAATTATTATCACTTCCGACTTCATCTTTTCTTGCATATGCTCCAAAATGAAAATCTGCTATTGGCATAATTGCCACTTTATTAAGATGATCTTGTTTTTTGTAAATACGATGCATTGGCTCATGATTTTTTACCATGTCTATAAATACATCTGCAATTTCTTTTGGAGTTATATCACTTTTTACTTTTGGTTTAAATATTCCCTTTACCTGCGTACAGGCCCATACATTATTTCCCCAGGAATTTGATGTGAATGATACACATTCGAATTCTTCCATATTAATGTCTGTATACTTAATTAAGTCTTCTAATGTTTTTATTTCATATGATTTTATATCAAATAGCTTTTCACCTTTGTTGAAGTCTTCTGTGATTTTTACATCTGGTTTTCCAGCTTGTGGATAGTTACTTGGAGGCAGCTTAGTGCTTTTGTTTTTCTTCTTCTTTTTCTTCCTCGACTTCTGAGGGAATTTATCTGGCATTATTCCTAATGTTCCATTTTTCTTATGCTTGTTGAAATTAGCTCTAATTTTCTCAAGACTACTTCTTGAACAATACTTAAGTATTTGTTCATTGGATTTTCCATCCAATAACATAGACCACACCTTGTTCGTAACATCTAGCATACTTTCTCCTGTGATAATATTTATTGACACTTTGTCAATAATTGTTTAATATGAAAATGTAAGAGTGATACTTTCACCTTTATACCTCCTTTTTAAATTGTTGTTATTGTCGACTAATGGGAATCCTTTTTTGGATTCCCATTTTTCGTTTACTGCTTACCGCCCCTTTCTTCAATTCTTTGTCTTAATGTTGACAAAATAGTTATTTCAATTTCTGCATCGTCAAGTGGGCCAGCGTCAAACTTATCATTTACGTCCAAGACATGCTCCCTGCATTCTTCAAATGACAATCCTTTGTCTTTTAATGACATACACATACTAAATAGTGCAGAATTACGACCACCCTTAATAATTGAATCCTTAAGACTTTTTTCAAGAATATCTCTCACGCTCATATTTTCCCAGTATTTCTTTGAGTCGAATAACTTACTCTTTGCCTTTATGTCATTATGAATCTTTAGATTTGGCATAAAGTGAGTAAGATCAATCTTATTTTTCCCAATTGACTTTCCACCAATATTCATGAATGTGCCAACATCTCTAACGATCTTTCTCTTCGCATCTTCTGGTATCCAGTAAAACCTGGATGAGTCCATGGCGTTCTCATCAAAAGGAATTCCAAAATGTTTTGCAATCTCAGAGTAAAGAAGTTTATACTCTTCATTTGCTTGAGACTTATCCTCTCCGAATGGAAAGTGTTGTTTACACAGTAATACAATTCTAAATCTTTGGCAAGTCCTGTCTTCGACAATAAATCCACCACTTAACGGATCTTTCTTTTTTGTTTTTGATGGTTTTGCCTTCATATGAGATTTTGTTGGATATATAAATCCACTCATTCCGCTAAAGATATCCATACATTGTTGAATTGTTACCTCTCCATCATCAATATCGTAAATCAATACATTTCCAAGAGCCTCAATGTTATTAATGCTTCTTGAGTTATTTTTGAATCCTCCTGCTCCAATTTTTTTAATATTATCAATATCAAGTATTTGATGGATGGGAACAGATTTCGTTTCCATATATACATCTGCCTGTGACTCATGTGTTGAATATGAGATATGTGCAACATCATTCTCTGTGTACACAAGATCCTCAATCCAGACTTGCTGAATCATATTAGATTTTCCAATTGTAGATCTGAAAATCATATTCTTCTGATACAGATCTTCTGCACATCTTTCAAATAGATCATGAAGTTTATATTTCGTCATTCCTGGAGGAATAATTTCTGCTTCTTCTAGGTTCCTAACTGTAACTTTTCCTACTGTATTTATTAAAAAATTACATACATCATCAACTATTATTGATGGTTTGGATATTTCACGAAAATACCTTCCACTCTTTTCTACGAATTTAGTTGCATAAGCAATATCATCCTCAATAATACTATTACTTGCTCTATAAAATGCAGACATGGCTGCAACTCTAAGCGCTTTATAAAATCTTGATTGAAGTTCTATAATCAGTCGCTTATTAATTGCGCTTGCCTCTTCATTAATTTTAATGCACTCTTCGCCAAGATAGACTTTATATTCCTGCAGCATCTGATATGCGCCCTTTGTCACTCCAATTTTTATCTTTGTTCTTTCAATTCCTCCATTGTCATTTATTACGTTTCTATTGGCAACTATATCTCCAGCCCTCTTTATCACATTTACAAAAATATCCTCTATTAATTTCTTCATATGTTCAGTAACTGGATCTTTCTCAATAAGAGAATTTTTCTCCTTTTCAGACAAAATAACTTCTTTCATCTTCTTAAGTTTTTTCCTGTCATTTTCAACCTTAAACTCAAAGAATTTTCTATTTTCTTCTTCTGTTACTTTTACAAACAGTCCACGTCTTGCCAATGTTGTTGACAAATAAACACGAAGATCGTCAATCATTTTAATATTTTTCTGAAACTCATCAAATGCTCCATGCATTACACATGATGACTGAACACCATCAAATATAACTGCACCCTTCTCGTTGGTTATCCTGCTTGCTGTTTTAGATGGTGAATCCCAAAGCTCAAGAACTTTTTCCAATGTTTCTCTAAATGATCTGTCTTTAAAATCCTGTCCAAATTCAGTGCTAGATAGTCCAATTGAACCAAAGCCTAACATTGAATACGTCTCATAATAAAGATTCATTCCGGCATCTGTTGCAGACTTAACAAATGGGACAAAATCCTCTGCTAGTATGTCCTTAGCAGATCTTTTTCGATTTTTGTTTCCACTTGTCATAGTGAAACTTGCTCCACTTACTGCTCCATCCTCAGTGCCTTCTTCTGCATCTATCAATATATTTCTCTTCTTATCGAAGACTTCTTGATAATAACTATCAATAGTTTCCTTTAGCGGATCGAGAAATTTGATCGCAGAATCTTTCCCAGAGCCACTTCCACTAAATACAAGGTTAATTAATGATGTCGGATGATCTACACCATCAAGCACAACAACTGGATTAAATTGCAACATGTATGAGTTTAATTGAGACAAGAATAACATTTCATACATGTCTCTGGAATAGCTGTTTGGCTCAAAACTCTCTTCTACGTGTTTATAATAAAGCTCTAACAAGTCTTTCATTTATTCACCTTCTTCCCAAAAAACTTCTTTGGCATTAGTAGCTTCATCGCTAACCTCAGTATCTTTGTCTTCGCTTTCTTCCTTATTACCTTTCCTATAGGATGCCTTAATTGATTTCACTGCATATTCCAATGACAATAACTTTTCGCCAATGGGGTACTTCAAAAACATTCTATTAAAGTCATCAACAATAACAAGTCCAGATTCTATCATAATCGATAATGCATCTCTGTAAGTCGATGGCCTATAGTATCCAAGCAGGTCTTTTGAATTCATGGCTGTTACTCCTCTATCATTTGACAACCATTGTTCTATCGACTTTGCCCTTGATACTCCATGCTTGGGTTTAAGCATCCACCTTTGACCTTCGCCAGTGTCAACAGACTTTGACAATAATCTAATGTATAGTATCTTTGCAGATGGTGAAAATTTTAGCATCTTATCAAGTGTACCATCTTTTGATGAATGTAGCTCAATAAGTGCCATTGAATTTTTTAATTGGTATTTCATGTAGCCTCCTTTGAAATTGCTTGTTCGAATTGAAAAGTTAATTTTACATCATCGTAATTACAATGTCAACATTTATTAAACAATGTTCATGATTATAAAACACTTGTTATGTTATCACGCATATCACTGTTTTAGCATAGTTTTTACTGTAAGATACGACTGAACATATGATAAATGATACTGTACATTAATATAATAAGCAAGTGTTAAAATGCACTAACAACTTACACTTGTAAATTATTTACCTTTTCATGTACCTGTTTTCACCAATATTTACAATAGGTTATAAGCCCCTAAACCTAAGTAGAACCTGGATGAAAACCTAGCGAAGATCCTCAGTTAAGGATCTTAAGCGAATACGCAAGAGACACTAGACGTACCCTAAAACAACAACGACAAAATAAAAATAAAATAATTAAAGGAAATTGTTAAATAGAAAATGGAAGGGATAGTTTTTATTTGAGCAGTAGATTTTTGAAAAATTGAAAATCCTTATGACAAGACCCCTCTCAATTTTTCTCATTCATGTCTGCTACGCATCCATTCAAGGCTACTCGCCTAAAGAGAAAAAACCGCTGGGCCATTGTCAACGCATTTTAATTTTGAAAAAATTACTAAGAAGATTGGTAAAAGAACTTGACATTTACCAATGTTTGGTTTAAATTGTACAACATCTTGATTGCAAAAGTGCGGAGAAATCAAAATCATAAATCGTTATCAGTTAACGCAGTAGTTGTGAGCGAACACTCAAGCAACTGACGTTGTGTTTAAAATGTTATGATCACTAGATGACTTGGTGGCCTTTGAATCATTAATTTTGAGTTTAATACATCTTGATTATTTTTTCAATTGGAGGATTGATTATGAATGCAGCAACTATAAGTACAAAAACTACGACCATAGTGCTAACTGAAATCGAAACAAATTGGCTAAAAGGATTAATGCAAAATCCAATATCTGCAAGATATCCTGAAAATGAAAGTCCACAAGACAAGGAAATGAGAAAAGTTTTCTTCAGTGCGCTTTCTGAAAAACGTAACCCTCGAAAGAAATCATTCCTTGGTAATATTTAAAAAGGAGAGCAATTATGTTTAAAATGCCAACAGAAGAGAGGATTAATGATATTGTAGATATGATTCCAGAAATGATATCTGTTTTCTCAAATGAATCAAAAGGATATAGTGCAAGAATATCTAAGTTTGGAGAAATGATGCGATTGAGGGAGTTGTCAAAAGAACTTGGTGTTGCTGCTCACCTCCCAGTGAATCCAAAAGAAATATCATACATAAATGCTGTAATTGAGGCCAATGGAATACCTAATTTAGCATTGGTTAAGTCAAAAAGTGGAAGATTTAGACTTTCTTTCTCCAAGGATGGAGAAACTCCTGTAGTGATGCTGACAAGACGATTTCCAAACGAGTGTATCGAAGGATTGATTTATGTATATTCTAGATACAAGGTGTCAAATAGAGATATTAAGCGCATGAAGGCAAGCGGAGCAATAAGCTATATTAATATGAGAGAGGCTTTCATTGGAATATTATAAAAATGAATTAGTAAGTGACGATCTATTATCAAAAGTAAATGAAGTTGTTGGTGGAAGAGAGATACTTTTCCTGACTGTTCATGGATCTCACCTTTATGGTTTAAATCATGCAGATTCTGATGTTGATATCAAAGGTGTATTTCTTCCGACAAATAGGGAAATTGTCCTTGGCAATATACCAAAGACAGTAAAATATACATCTGGAGATGATAATTCAAAAAATTCAAAAGAAGATTGTGATGTTGAATTATTCTCTTTGAATTATTTCTTTGATCTTGCATCAAGAGGTGATACTGGTGCAATATCAATGCTGAGTGCTCCTGAAAACTTAGTAATTATCCAAAGTGATACATGGAGAAACATAGTACTTCATAAGAGTATGTTTTATTCCAAGAATATGGCTGGCCTAATTGGATTTGTTAGAACGCAAGCGAATAAGTATTGTGAAAAAGGTGATCGTCTTAAATGTGCCATTGATGCTGAATATTTTTTCGAAGCAAGATGTCCAGATAGCAAATTAATTGACTTTTGGGATGATTTACCAAATGGCAGCCATATTGAAAAGATAGATAAGGACGGAAGAAAATTTTATTCGGTTTGCAATAGATTAATTCAGGACACTTCTAAATCTTCATATGCATGTAGTATAGTAAAATCAATAGTTTCATCATATGGAAAAAGATCAATAAGTGCTTTTAATAATAATGGCTTGGACTGGAAGGCGATTTCTCACGCATTCAGAGTATCAAATGAGTTGTCAGATTTATATAAATTTGGTACTATTAAGTATCCACTAGTGAATTCTGAAACAATACTTGATATTAAATTAGGTAAATTAGATTTCAAAAATTATGTTTTGCCTAGACTAAATTCACTAATGGACGAGGTAAATGCTCTATCTGAAAAATCAAATTTTCCGCAAGAAGTTGATAAGAAAAGGATAGATGATTTTACTTACTATACAATAAAAATGTTAATGTAATTTATAGTAATTTATAAATTAATGGAGAAATGATGTACGAAAAAGCTAAAGAGTATGCAAATGCAATTGTTGACAATATGGTAATTGAAGATGATCGTGGAGCTGAATGTTTGTATTGTCAATCATTTTCAGAATATAGTGATATTATATGTCACACAAGTTCATGTATAGTACTTGATGCTAAAAATTTTCTTATGAATGGTTATTAAATTGAATAGCGGATTCTTAATTTTATTAATTTTATTTTTATGCTGGATGGTGTTAGGCATATTTAGTATATTTTGCTATAAGTATAATGATTGTAATATTTGCACAAAGTATAAAAATATTTCAAGGTATATATTTGAAGGGCAACTTACTTAAATTATTAATTAGTGTTATTTGTCCTAGCTAAGTATTTAAATGATAAAAATGTTTATTTAAATACTTAGCTATTAATTATTGTCAATATGATTATCTCTTCTCAATTTCTTTATTTTTAATATAAGTATGTATATTTGAAGAAGCATGATAGTTACTGCCAAGATTATTGATACGTTTGCCATTATCCATGCAATTATAAGTGCAACTATGTGCCCCATGTCTCTTATATCAATCATTGGATTACCTTGGATAAATTTATATTTGTAAAGTAGTATAATATTACATTATATATTATCACTTAGTAGACAAAATCTCAACAAAAACTACAAGTGATAGCTAAACCTGATATGTTTTTCTTGCTATGATATTTGATGCTGTGCCTATAATTATACCATCTTTTATTGATACGCCAGCGCCTGAATCCCACGCTACGCTTGAGTCAACAATCATAGTTTTACCTTGATCGTCTATAACTTGATATGCTCCTCCACCAAGAGGCTTTACAACATTTCCATATATTTTTTTATCTGGTGTTTTTAAAATATTGTCTAGTATCTGAATATTCATATTTATACCTCCCTCTCAATAGAAATTGAAGTTACCGCTGTAAACTTACTTCCAGACTGTTTTGTTATGCTTGCCGAATAATTAAGCAGCATGCCATTGTAATTGCCTTTTTGTAGGTCTGTCACCTGCACAATGCCTCCAGGTTGCATATATGCACTGATTGGTGAACTTCCAGACACAATGAATCTATTTGTCGAATTAGAGTCGATATGCATCCTTCCTAGCTGCTTTGCCTGTTCGTCGGATGATATAAGTGAGTCTACTATATCTGCACCTTGTTTATTAGCAGGACTTCTTTCTACTATTATTGAAATATTCATATTTTACTCCGTATATAAAACAATAACAACTTCATATGTTTCGTCATTTTCTAACTCAATTTCTGGAGTTATTAATTTATAAATATCAAATTTCGAGTCATATGCTATGTCTGTCAATGCAGGTCTTTTTTCTCCATTTGTTATTGGAGAAATTATCTTAAATGTACCTGTCCTTTTTATTGTAGCTGTATTACCATATGATATAACTTCTAATGCACTACTTGGCTTATAACTTAATTTATTTTCTGTGTCGTCATCAATCCACAGATACTGCTCTTGCATATTTCTTTGCTTTTCAAGAGAATGTTGATAAATGTCACCATCTGTACTAAGTATTTTTTCTACTTTTAGTGACGAACTATTATTTTGTATTCTAAAATATACAATATCTCCAGGAGAAAAACTTGTATTTCCGCCTTCTCCATCGATATCTAAATTTAATTCGTCATCTAGTTCCATGATGATATCTCCATCTCCATCATCAGTACTAATTATTAAATTCGCTACAATTTTGCTCATAATTCTACCTTAAAAACAGCTATTATTTGTGCCATATTCACCATCAATTCTAAGAATATATTGTACATTTTGCTCAGTTCCATTATTTACTTTCCATAAGTTATATCTTGTAAGATATCTTATTGTTGCCAATGAATATCCATCAGTGTCACCAGTTTTATATTCTGCCTCAACTCTTCCATCTTCAGATATCGTCAAAGATCCAAGCTGTTTACGAATCCAAGTAATTTGAATGGGAATTTGCTCTCCATTCAAATTCTCTGTATATATCGGCCTAGATGTTGTTGAGAACCCTGCAACAAATTCTAATTGTTCTGCATCTTCATCTTCTGGAGGATACATTAGTTCAATTATTCCCATATATTCAGGAGTTTTAACACCGGAACCACCTGAATGCTCTAATGACATTTCTGTCCCTTTCCATGGAACTTCAAAAGCAATAACGTCTGGATAATCATCCTGCTCCATCCAAATTCTATCTTCTGGAGTTGAGGCATTGCTTACTATGTACTTATTTATTCCGCCATTATGTTTGAATGTTTCATCCTGGGAAATAAAATTTAACGAATCAGTTAAAAAATACTCAGGAATAGCATTTTTCCAATCTTTCACTGCCGTTGGATATCTATACATTACTCTAATGCTTCCGTCTGGGTTTGATTGCATGGTAGCTCCAGCAGATTGAGTTATTTTTCTCATCACTGAATACCTATCTTCATTGTTTGCATAAAGAGTGTCTTTTAAAATTGGAAAATTTACTATTTTCCAATCAACAATTATTGGATATGCCAATGCCTCAAATATATTCATTGCTGTATCCGCATCAAATGAGCATGTTAGTACATTGCTCCATGGAGATGTTAATTTGATTGCAGGAGATACACATTCTATGACATAATTTGTTGCTCCTGCCTTTGTTCTTGATCTTTTTGGCTCAGTATCAACAATAAAAATATGAGTCTCCCCATTTATTGTAATTTCAACATCATCTCCTTGATGTATTTTAATATATTCCTCTTCACTTGCTAAGTGAACCTCTCCTGATGCGACAGAGGAGTCTATTGAGTATTCAACGTTAACATGATGAGGATTTACAAAATTTCCTCCAATAATTACACTTGTTGATACTTGAGAGAGTTTATTTCCCTCCTGAAGCATGTAAATTTGATCAAGCTTCTTTCTAAGAATTTCATTTAACAATAGAGAATATTGTTGATTTAGTACGCTTATTAATGGCTCTCCTGTTAGTGAATATTTCATTTCCAATATTCTTTTTAGATCAAATGGTATTATATATGGCATATCTGAATATTGACGAAGCATTAACATATCGCCATATTCCATATCAGTCTTTTTTAATAATTTTGGAGCATCGCTATAATATTGGTTTATTATGTTTTTTAGTTCTGGTGAATCTCCATAATACATTAATAAACTTATTCCAAGTTTAATACTGTAGTATTGATCTATAAATGTTGATAGTGGAAATAATATAGAATACAACTGATCTACAGCCACTTGGTGATATGCGATAAGATCTCCGTATGACATATCAATAAATGAAATTAAATTAACGGATATATCGGAAAAAGTAATCAGGTTATCCCGCAGTGCTGCGTTATGGGCTTTAATCCAGGCGTCCGACATAATGCCGTTGATAATAATTACTTCGTCGATCCATCCAGGGAAAAACTCGCCCGCATCATCATTTTTACCAATAACAAGATTATTTGTGGAACCGGCCATCGTATCGAGAGCATCGTTAGTCAACACCTCCTTTACCCCGTCGACGAACAGTTCTCCCACCAAGCCAGTGGCGTTATATGTCGCATGGATAACAAAAGTAGTGTCTGCAGCCCATGACGCTTTTGTCGATCTTATATTTCCACCAGAAGACCCTAGTTGCAGTGTGCCTACGTCATTTATAAATAGAGCATAACTATCGTCTATGTCTGTAGGATCAAATTGCCTGGACACTATCCCGACATTATCAGACAGACCATCGTCAAGCGTAACGCTCGGCGTAATCACTACAGCAATGGTCAACTCGTCCGTGATGTCGTGGGCAGCATCATAGCCGTGGTTTGTAAAGTCATCATCACCATCATAATCGATTGCCTTACCTGTTAATCCGTCAATCAGATCTCCACTTGTCATAGAGCCGTAGGACGTACCGTGTTTGGCGCTGGGGGAGGAATCAAGAATACTTCCGGTGGGATCTTGTGCCTGATGGGAAACAAAAGCCCTGGCGCTGTGGACTATATCAGAGGGATGTGAATTTGTGTCGCCTATAAATCCGGTGATAGAATCTGCTGAGTTGATAAGAAAATTGTCAATATCTACCTCAAACACTGCGTCATTGTTAATAAACGTGCTTAACACTACATACACATCATCAGTGGTAAAACCAGAGACGGAGTGGATATTTGACCACGAGCTACCCGTCCACGCATAGCATGTGAGTACTGTTCCTACTCTGGCAAGTCTTAATTTTGTAGATGTATCAGAAGTTCCAGATTCAGTGCTGGTTGATGTCCCTCCCCCTATTTTTGTGGACCCTCTATATACTTTAGTTCCATAGTTACGGAGGTCCACATACGTCCAATCGTCATTCCACCCATCCCCAGAAATATCAGCAGTAACAAACAATCTCGCTAACCAGCCGGTTCCTCCTGCACTGATTAGATCACAATCAAACTGAGTGTCAAAATCACCACTAATTTTACAATTTAGTATTATACTCGTTGATGAGGTTACAACAGTCGACAGGTTGAGTTTGTTGCTCTGGATGCTGAATGGTGTGCCTACTTCTTTATCGCTCCACAGGTCACTCCTTGGTGCATCGCCGTCAGTACCAGTAAAATCATCACTGGCTTCAGCAGCAGTAATAAAATCGTTATCCGCACGGCCAGGATCGGCATAAAAATGCAATACTGAATTTTCGGCAGCAAGCACAGACGGCACCTTGATGTCGAGATGGGCTTGTAGATTGTTATAATCCCAATTTACTATTTCCCCGTAACATTGGACACCTGTATCACCTATTTCAAAGGCTATTTTTTTCGGAGTTTCCAACCATTTTACAGTACCAGAATTTATTGTAAAATTATCGAAATTGGCATTAAGTGTTTTGTTTCCATCCCAAACCCTTGCGTGCAACAGTATATACACATCTGCTGTTGTGTAAGATGTATCGGTGTGTAGCAGCGCCCAACTACTGCCGCCCCAGTAGTACAAGTTGCAAGTACTGCCCGACCTAGTGATCCTGAACTTGCCAGATGTGTCTGAGTTGCCACCTGTGTCTGCGGTACCTCCTTCGGTGTTGGCCCGGTACGGGCCAGATCCTACAGAATATCTTGCAGAGCTGGCATAATTAGACCCAAAATTAAATACATTAGCATTATCAGTCTGCGTCAGTAGCCCTACTGACCAAGATTCATCGGGAGAAGGTATGGCGTCAATTGCATAGTCAACTTGGATATCAAAATCACCAGATAGCACATATCTTGATGAAATATATGGGAAACTCTCAGTGACAGAGATAGCAAAATCTAGACTATTATTTCTGATATCTGGTACAACGTTGCCTGTTGTATCAGTGCTTGCGTATTGCACATCTTCCCACAACCGTACATCAGGATCTGCCCCGTCAGTCCCTGTAAAATCATCATCTACATCGAGGGGAGTCAACAAATCAAACACATCGGACATATCAAAGTCAGTCTTGCCAGATGTCGCATCAATCAACACAGGTGCAACAAAATCAGTCAAGTCTGTATCTACAAGCGCACTGTCAAAAGTAAGCCGTCTCTTGTAATCCTCACTCCATCCAGTTAAGCCCATTATATCACCTTACTATAACTACATTTTGGACATACAAGTATTTCCATCCCTTTAATAATGGGCCAAGCTTTGCAGTCTTTTGTTGATCTCAACACGATGTTGCACTCAGAACATACATGCTCTGCAGTCCGTTTTTTACGTTTTTCAGCTCTGACTTTTCGCGGCTGATATAATTTATTGTGCAGCTGGGTGCGGATAGCTCTAATATCTGTCATCCCTGCACTCTCACACTGGTTCAACATCTGTACAAAATGTTGTAGATCGCCCTTTTTCCACACATCAAGATTTAGCATGTCCACTCCCATACGGCGCATGCCGATGATATTTTCAAAATAGAATAAGCGTATAAATCATCTTGCCCAAGGTCACAATTATTAGTTCCGACGTAGTAAAACTGAGAAGTGCCAAGCCATCTAACACCAAGGCCATACTTAGATATAGTTTTGTCGCTCCAAATGTCGGAACAGGCAGAATGCGTCCTGAATCCCATCTTGTTGTTAAACTCAGTGTTGCCACCCTGCGACTGATTCGGCGGGTTAGGTTGATGGCCTAACGAAGCATAGGAC